CGGCAACGTTGTGGTGCCGATCGACACCGAGACCTGGGGTTTCTGGCTGAAGGCGGCCTTTGGCGCGCCCACGACCACCGGGACCGCGCCGGGCCCTTTCACCCACGAGTTCCGCTCGGGTGCCTTCGACCTTCCGTCGCTTGCGATCGAGACCGCGATGCCCGAGGTGCCGCGCTTTGCGATGTATGCGGGCTGTGTGCTGGACCAGTTGCAATGGGATATCCAGCGCTCGGGGCTTCTGACCGCAACCGCAAGCCTTGTCGCACAAGCAGAGATCGTGGCTTTGGCAAGCCAGGTTGGCACGGCAGCGGAACTTTCATTGCAGCGTTTCGGGCATTTCAACGGCGCGGTCAGTCGTAACGGATCGCCGCTTGGCAACGTGGTTTCCGGGCAGATCATCTATGCCAACACTCTCGACCGGATCGAGACGATCCGCGCCGATGGCAAGATCGACGGGGCCGATCCGGGCCTTGCAGCACTGACGGGGCAGATCGTGGTGCGTTTTGCCGACACCACGCTGCTTGATGCCGCAATCTCCGGGGCGGCATCGGAACTTACCTTCCGCTACGCCGGTCTGGCCGGGGGCGAGAGCTTTGATCTGGTGGCGCATGCGGTGTTTCTGCCGCGCCCGCGCATCGAGATCAGTGGACCCGCTGGCGTGCAGGCAACCTTTGATTGGCAGGCGGCGCTCGATCCGGTTCTCGGCCGGATGGCGACGGCAACGCTGATCAACAACAAGGAGACATACTGATGCGCAGACTGGACATGCGACCTGTCGAGGCACGGTTCGACGACGAGACCGCGTTCACATTCCGACCGGTTACGCTGCCCGATCTGATCGAGATCGCGCGCGGTACCAAGATGGAGACCCTGATCGACGGTGGTGCGACGGAGCTCAAATTCCGTCCCGCCGAGGTCATCGAAATCGCGCTGCGCACGATCGACACGCTCGCCATCAGCTGGACGATTACCGATCACGATGGTCGACCGCTGCCGGTGACGCGCGCTGCGGCCGCCCAGCTGGTGACCGAAGAAAACGGCATTCTGGAATGGCTGTTCTCGGACGTGCTGGTGCCCGCCGTAGAGCGGTTTATGCTGGTGAAACAGGAAAAAAACGTCTCCACGCCCTCGCAGACTGGCGCTACGGCGGGGGCGAAGGATACTGCGCGGAATGCCCGAAAGCCTGCGAAACCTGTCCCGCGCGGGTGAACCTGCCGCAGACACATGAGGGGCGTCAGGTCTGGGCGCTCGTGCAGCACCTCGATGGGCAGGTGCGCGTGGCGGGCAATGGTGCGGTGATCGGCTTCGATATGGGTGCCGCACTCGCGATGGCACAGGCTGGCGGCATTGACTCGGCGGCGGTGGCAGCTCTGCTGCCTGCAGTCGAGGTGGCCATGGTGGCAAAAATCAATGAGCAGATGCGGATGCCCAGTGACTGACGCTTCAAAGGACAGGGAGGACTGCGGCAATGGCAAGAAAGGATGTCTCCGTCCGGCTTTCTGCGACCGGCGGACGCCAGGTCAAGGCGGAACTGACCGGCATCGGCGCGGCGGGGGCCACCAGCTTCAAGCGCCTCGGCAGCGAGATGGACAAGGCCAACCTGCGCTTTGCAGCACTCGCCAGGCGCGCGCGCGTGGTCGGAGCAGTGATCGCCGGGGCGTTGACAGCGGCGACGGTCGGAGCCGTGCGCTCCGGGCTCCAGGCCATCGACGCGCAGGCCAAACTTGCACAGTCGCTTGGAACGACGACCGAGAGCGTGCAGGTGCTGGCCCGGGCGGGTGAATTGGCGGGCGTTTCCATGTCCGGGATCGAGCAGGCCACAAAAGACCTGACGCGCCGTCTCAGCCAGGCGGCGTCTGGGACCGGCCCGGCCGCCGAGGCGCTGGACCGGCTCGGGCTCTCGGCCAACGACCTGATCGCGCTGCCGCTTGACCAGCGCGTGGGCGCGATCAACGCGGCCATCGAAGCCTTCGTGCCTGCCGCCGAGCGCGCCGCCGTTGCGGGACAGCTCTTCGGCGAGGAAGGCTCCATCGCCATATCGCGTATCGACAGCGCCACGCTGCGGGTGGCAACAGAAGATCTGAAGCGCTTCGGCGTGGTCGTCTCCGAGCAGGATGCCGACCAGATCGAGCGCACGAATGATGCGTTCTCGCGGCTGGGGCTGATCGGGCGCGGGCTTTCAAACCAGCTTGCGGTCGCACTGGCCCCGGCGCTGGAAGCCGCCGCCGACGGTTTCGCGCGGCTCTCTGAAGTGGGTGGGCCGCTGAATCAGGTGTTTGTGGCTGTCATTAATTTGGTCAATCTGCTGATCGAGAACTTCGATCGCGTGTTGAGCACCATAGGTGGTGTGGCTGTGTTCCTCGCGGGTCGATTTGTGAGTGGCTTTCTGCTCGCCGCCGTCGGCGTACGCGGGCTGGCCACCGCGCTTGTGGTGCTGCGCGGCGCGCTGATCCGGACCGGAATCGGCGCGATCATCGTTGGGGTCGGCGAATTGATATTCCAGTTCAGCCGTCTCGTGAAGGGCGCAGGCGGCTTTGGCGAGGCCATGCAGTTGCTCGGCGATGTGGGGCGCGAGTTCGGGCTGCGGTTTTCCACAGAGTTCGATCAGATTGATGCTGCAGCCAGCGCTTCAATGCACGCAGTTGTCGCCAGCGTGGCAGGCTTCGCGGCCGACTCTATCCAGGCAGTGGTCGGCTTTGGCAACGCCACGGCAAACACATTCGAGGGAGCCATCGATGCGATCAAGGTGATCTGGGCCAACCTGCCTGCGATCATCGGCAACCTGGTGATCGAGGCGGCGAACAGCACCATCAATGGCATCGAGTCCCTGCTTGATAGCGCGGGCGGTGCCATTGACACATTCATCGGCAAGATCAATTCAGCGCTTGAGGCTGCTGGTATCGAGACGCGGCTCGGCAGCATTGGCGAGATAACGCTTGGTGATATCAAAAACCCGTTTGTGGAGGCCGCCAAGGATGCTGGCACGGCGGCAGAAGAAGCATTCCGCAAGGCATTTGAGAAGAACCCGTTTGATGGGCCTACAGCACTGCTGAGCAGCCTGCGCCAGACAGAAGAGGTCGCGCGGACATTGAACCTCTCCGAGCGCCAACGCTCAAATGAACTGGCGGCAGAGATCAACAACCGCCCGGATTTTTTCAAATCCGATGCGGTCACGGCTCTGCGTGCAGCGCTCGTGAAGGCAGGCGAGGATGGCACTGGCGCGCTCGATGATGCTGCGGCGGCTGCCAAGCGCATGCAGGACGCTCTGGATGCGGCGGCGAAGGCTGCTGAAGAAGCCGACAAGGCGGCAAAAGCGGCTGGCAAGAATGCAGCTAAAACACCAGACGGGAAGGCGAAACCTGATCTGAAAGAGCAGACCACGGCGCTGCAGGATTTCGCAAAACAAGCGAGCGACACCGCCGGGCAGATCAACGGTCTGCTTGTCGGAGCGTTTCAATCGGCAGACAACGCGTTCCGCTCGTTCCTCGATGGCGGCAAGGTCAGCTTCAAGGGCTTTGTGACCTCCCTTGCGAACGATCTCTTGCAACTGCAGTTTCGCTCAAACGTGCTCGGGCCGCTTGCAGGGGCGCTTTCTGGGTCTCTGGGTGGCGGCGCAGGCGGTGGCGGGCTTGGCAGCATCTTCAGTGGTCTCTCCGGCGGCGGCGCAGGCGGCGGATCGTCAGGAGGCTTCTTGAGCGGCCTCTTCGGTTCGGCCAAAGGCAACGTTTTCTCGTCGGGACGACCGGTCGCATTCAAAAATGGCGGCATCGTGGAGCAACCGACCCTCTTCCCGATACCGGGCGGGCGCACCGGGATCATGGCCGAGGCCGGAACCGAGGCAATCATGCCGCTCAAGCGCATCAACGGCCGTCTTGGTGTCGAGGCCACGGGCGGCAGCGCGGGTGGCGCCGTCGATGTGCGGGTGTTTGTCGATCAGGGCGGCAATTGGCAGGCTGCGGTCGAGGCGATCAGCGGTCGGGTGAGCGCGCGCACGGCGGCGGCTGCCGCTGCGCAGGAGCGCCGCGCTTTCGGCGACCGTATGAACACCTTTAACGCAAGGGGCACCACATGATCCGCGAGATCATCGATGTGCCGGAATTCCTGATCCGGGCCACATCGTTCAATTGGGATATCGACTGGCGCGGCCAGTCGGCGGGCGCGGATACCGGCGGCGGCGAGCAGATCGTGGTGAACCGCTTTCCACGCTGGACCGGCAGCCCGACAATCGCGCTGCGCCGCGCCGCGATCCCGCTTTGGCGCACACTCCGGGCGCGGGCGCGCGGGCGGCAGAACGCCTGGCGCATCCCGATGATCGATCCGCTGACAACACCCTGGCGGCGGGACAGCGACTGGGCCTCCGACTGGCAGGCCTGGAACGCGGGCCAACTGGTCGAGGACCGCCCGCAGATCCCCATAACCGCAGCTGCCCTCGCAGGAGATGCCACTCTGGCAGTGGATGAGACAGTCGCCCCCGCCCCAGTCGCTGTCGGCGCGGTGATCTCTTATGCCGATTGGCCGATGCTCGTCACCGGTCGCAGCGGCGCAGGCGCATTGACCCTGCTTGAGGTCGAGATGCTGCGCGTGGCCATACCCCTTGGCGCGATGATCGACCTGATCCCGCGCGGCATCTTTCTCGCCGCCGGGGACGCCATGGGCAATCCCGCATATGACCGCAGCCCGATAGCGCGCATCGAGTTGTCATTCAACGAATGGATCACCAGGTGAGCTTCTTTCCCGCAGGCTTTGATCCGCGCGCCGATCTCGTCGGCGCTCTGGAACTGGTCAAGATCAACACAAGCACTGGTGTTGTCCGCCTAATGTCTGGAATCGACGGCCGCTTCACCGACACGCTGGGCGTGGAATGGATCGGATCGACGCTGCTTTCGGCGGAACGCCTCGAGATGGCATTGGGCGGGCGCGCGCCTGCCGGGCAACTGACCTTCAGCTTTTTTCAGGACCCGTTGGCACCCGATCTGATATCCCAGATGCGCGCCCTCGGTGCCGATCATGTGCGCAACCGCCCTGTCACATTTCTGGTTCAGCCGCTCCTGACCTACGCCGATCTGCACCAGCCACAGGTCGCACCGATAGAGGTGGCGCAGCGGCGCATGACATCGATCACCACAACCGCGGAGGGCCCGATCACGCGCGCGATTACCCTCACCTTCGAGGGCACATTCGCGGGTCGCAACACCGCGCGGCGCTGGACCTATACAACCGAGGATCACGCCAGACTCGTCGGCGGGCCGAATCCATCGCTGCAGTTCATGCCGAAGGACGATTTCCAGGAAGAGAAGCTGTTCGGATGACCGACACACCTACACCGCTCTTTGTCGAGCTGCACCGCTGGGCGCGACTGCCGTTTATCTGGGGAGAGCACGACTGCGCGCTCGTTTGCTTCGATTGGGTGAAGCAGGTGCGCGGTGTCGATCCCGGCGCGCATATGCGTTTCACCTATGGCTCGGCGGGCGAATTGCAAAGGCTGACCGGGTTCTTCACCGACGCGCTGAGCGTCATAGCGCCGATGTTGGCTGCAGCGGGCATCGACGAGACGCCGACACCCCGGCGGGGCGATATCGGCTTGCTGGCCCACACCAGCAGCGCTGGAAGCCTGCGTCCCCACATGGGCCTCTGCATCGGCGAGTGTTGGGCGGTAAAAGCGGAGGCGGGCGTCACCGCCTATCGTCCTTCCGACATTCTGCAAACATGGGCGGTGGGCTATGTCGATCCGTAATGCCTGGGCATTCATCGCGCTCGCCGTGCTGGCAGCATGGTTCGCAACCGCGGCGCTCGCAGGTCCGATCGGCATTTTTGCCGGTGCCCTTCTTGCCGGACCCTTGGCAGGTGGGCTGGCGGGTCTGTTAGGGGGCAGCCTTCTGGCTACGATTGCCGCCAACGCCATCGTCTCGATAGGCTTCGGGGTTCTTTCGCGCGCGCTCGCGCCAAAACCGAAGCCACCGACACCCTTGGAACGGATGGTCAATTTTGCGCAACCGGTCAGCTTCATGGAGCGCGGCTATGGGCGCGTGCGCAAAGGTGGGCCGATCTGCTTTACAGCGTTCAAGCACAATACCCGGTATTACGGGGTTCTGATCGCGTCGCATCGCACCAAAGGGCCTGTTGAGCATTGGCTGGACAAGACGCCTGTCGAGGTCGACGCGAGTGGCAACGTCACCACCGCCCCCTTCGCCGGGGCCGCGCGCATCATCGTCAAGCGAGGCATAGGTGGGCAGGATGCAAACTTTGTCTGGGTCAACAACTTCCCGGACGAGGTCACCGCTGCGCATGACTTCAAGGGCCTGAGCTATGCCGGGATAAACGCAGAAAGGGTGCCCGACGAGGATTTCAGCAATGTCTACCCCAACGGTCGTCAATGGGACTATGTCCCCGTCTGGGACATGCACGACCGCATCTTCGATCCGCGTGACGGGATCGAGAAGTGGACAGACAACGCAGCACTGATCATCGCGCATGAGGTGATCTTCTCGGGCCGTGAGGTCGATTGGGCCGAGGTCGCGGCCGAAGCCAATATCTGCGACGAGTTGATTGTCGATGCCGAGGGCAACGCGCACAAGCGCTGGACGATCAACGGTGTCTTTGATGATCAGATGGAATGGGAGCAGGTGCGGGATGCCCTCGCGCTCGCCTGCGATGCATTCTTTTACGAGCGCAGCGACGGCAAGCTCGGCTTCAAGGTCGGGCACTGGATCGAACCCACATTGACGCTAAGCGACCGCGACTTTCTGGCGATCTCGATTTCCGATACAGCTTGGGGTCCAGACGTCGCGGGCGAATTCACCGTCCGTTACGTCGAGCCCGCGCGCGACTGGTCGGAGGCGGTCTCGGGGGCCTGGATCGAGGAAGCAGGCGGCAAACGGGACGAGCGCGAGGCATTCCTGATCAACAGCCACAATCAGGCCACGCGCATCGCAAAACGGCTTGCCCGTGTCGCCCGCGCCCGCTTCTCGATCCAGGCGCGCGTCAAGCTGATCGGTTATGAGATCATCGGCCAACGTTTCGTGCGCATCCAGCATGCGGAAATGGGCATCGACGCCGTCGCCGAGATCGGGCGCATCACTCGCGCAGCTGACGGCCTGAGCTTCGAGGTCGAAGCGTCCACCGTGGCAGCGGACGACTTTGCCTTCAATGCTGCCATCGAAGAACCCGCCCGCCCGAGCTTTGCGGCCGTGCTGAGCGAGGACGCCGTGACGCCGCCCGCATCTTTGACCGGCACAGTCGTTGCCGATACCGGCGGTGCTGCGGTCATCGAGTGGTCATGGCCACGCCAGGACGCCAGCCAACGCGCCGAACTGCGCACCCGGGTGATCGAGAATTCCCAACTCTCGGCGCAGGCTGCGGCCAGCTTCGCGCCGAGCGCGAACATCCCCGATACCGACATGAACGCCGTGGCCCCCCGAAACCGGGATGCGACGCTCCAGGCATCCGTCATCCTGCCAGCGACACCATCGGACGGCATCCTGTTCGAGCGCGGCGGTGTCGGCCAGTCGATGTGGATCGGCTTGCGGGATGGGGGCGCGGCCCTGCGCTACCGGGTCGGTATGGGCAAGGCCGCATCGGCAACAGATACCGAAGTGATCGTGATCGACCTGCCCACCACCAGCCTGCCCTTCGACGGGGCAACGCACGATATCGAATGGGAGATCGCTCTGGCCGCCCCCGCGCGCGCGCGACTCTGGATCGACGGTGTGCTGAGAGCATCCCAAGAGATCGGCGGCGGCGGCGGCATGTGGGGATGGTCTGGGCTCGGAGCTGGCGCTTTCGGGCATCTGGCGGTCAGCGACGTCACCGGCGAGCCTGGTACCGGATGGCCGGTGACCGTCACGCAATCGCTGAATGTCTGGCCCGCGCTGCGCGACGACCTGGCCTCGTCCGATTGGCAAAGCGTCATCATGGGCAGCGGACAGACCAGCTTTCTCGCAACCGGGCTCATCGATGGCGCAAGCTATCAGGCGCAGGTTCGCAACCGCACCGGGGCCAACCGCGTCTCGGATTGGGCACCGCCCCAGCCCATCACCGTGCAGGCGCTCGCCAACACCACCCCGCCCGGGCCCCTGACAGGACTGGCGGTCAATGCGCAGTCTGGCAATGCGGTGATCACCTTCACCGCGCCCAATGATCCGGCGTATTTCGCGGCGCGGATATATCGCGCGGCAGGGACGGCCGGGTTCGCCACAGCCGTGCTCTTGCGCACCGAGTTCGGCCTGCCGGGATCGACAGACACCTGGACCGATGTCGCGCCAGGGTCCGGAGACTTCAGGTATTGGGCCGAGCCGATCAATGCCTCGGGCGTTGCCGGGCCCCGATCCGGGCCGGTCACGGTTTCCATCATCTGACAAGGAAAATAAAATGGCCATCACGCTGACCCGGGTCTTCGGGCCCGTAAACCTGCCCTCGGGCGAGGTGCCCGCCCACGGCCGCATTCGCTTTGCGCTTCGCGATTGGGATCGCGACGGCGATACCGTGATCCCCGCCGCCGCCATCGAGGCGGTGCTGGATGCCCAAGGTGGGCTTGATGCGCAGCTTTGGGCCTCGCTCTCGGGCGCGCGCCATCTGACCTACGGTGTCGAGGTCACCTGGTGGTCGCCCGCCTTGCGCGCCCTCGCGCACCAGACCCTGCCCGACATCGCCGTGCCAGGCGGCGCAGACATCAAGCTCAAGGATCTGCTCACCATCCCGCCCACAGCATCAAACGCCCCCGATCTTCTCGTTCAGGCGGCAGGGTTTGCCGCAGCCGCCGAGGCCGCCGCCGACAGCGCCGTCACCCTCGCGAGCCAGGCAATTGATCTGCTCGCCCTGGGCGCGCCCGGGGTTTTTGCCTCCACCGCCGCAGGGATCGCGGCAACCGGCGTCGGCGATTTCTTCTCGGTGGCCAGCAATCTCGACGACACCTTCCTGATCCTCTACCGCCACGATACGGGCGGCATCGCCACCGAGATCGCGCGGTATCCAACTGCAGCCTCCCTGGGGTCTGGCGGTGGCGGCGATGGTGGGTCGACTGCGCGCATTCCGCCCGAGGGCGAGACCGCCCGGCTCGACTTCGCGCTTGGCGCAGGAAGCATCCGTGGCGGCGTAAAAGACGCCACCGGGCTTCCCGCCACGCTCGGCACATTCCGCGCCCTTGAGGTGCCACGCCTGTACCGCCGCTCAGATGCTCTGCTGGGCCTGACCGAGGCCGGGGCGCTGCGCCGCAACTGGCCGGGTGAGGGTTTTGCAGGCGGGCTGTTCGAGCCAGCAGCGACGCTCTGGGCACCGCTGGCCCCCATCGGGGCAGGAGCTGACTGGACGACAATCGGGGTGACGCTGGCCGACACAACCGACCTCTCACCGGTCGAGGGTGCACGACCGCGCAGCGTGAGCGCCGCAGCGGGTGGGGCCGCCGACCGTGGCATCGGCATCCCTGGTATTGCGCTGACCCTCGACTGGTATCAGCTCGATGTCGTCCTGCGCACCGGGGCCGCGACGGCGGTGATGCTGCGCATGGCCTCGGAGTTTGGCAATCCGGCGTTCGGTGGCGGCGGCTGGACCGTTCACGTCAACCTCGTCACAGGCACGGTGCTGCGCAGTGATGCCGCGGGCCGGGTCGATGCAGCACCCGTGTTCTTGCGCAAGCTCGCGCCCGATACCTGGCACGTCCGGATCCGCGCCCGTCCGGCCGCAATCTCTGCCACAGAGACATTCTGGATTTATGCCAAATCCACAGACGATCTCAATCGCTCGTCCAGCTTCACGGCCGGGGTAGCGCTTTTTACGCTCGCCCATCTCTCGGTGCAGCGCTCTGCGGCCCCGCGCGCCCCTGCCGCCCCCGTCGGCATGAATGTCCCCGTGCCCGCCGAGAGCCTGACCCTCGATGCGAAGGCCATCAATGGCGACCGGCGCACTGGCACGTTCGAGGTGCATTTCCGCCTGGCCGACGACTTCCCCGAGGATGCGACCACGATCACCCCGGTCTGGAAGATCGCCGCCGCCGCAGACCCCGCCAACCGTGGCATCGGCATCGAGATTGCCGGACGCGCCATCGCCGCCGTCATCAACACTGGTGCCGGAGAGAAGAAAGTCCAGTTGCGCGATCTCTTTGCGCGGGAATTCCGCGTCGCCCTCTCCTACGACAACGAGACACTGCGCCTGGCCGTGAATGGTGCGACGGTGGCGGCAATCGTCGGTGCCGATACGTTCGAGAACCAGTGGGAGACGCTCTTCCTTGGTGATTTCAATCCGATCCTTGCGGGGGCCGCCCGTCCCTTCTCTGGCACCATCGGCTTCTGGCGCTACTTCCCCCAGCCGCTTGCCGAGGGTGCCCTTGCCCGGCTCACCCGTCCGCTGCGGCCATTGGCGCCCGGCGAGTCCGCGCCCGCAATCGTTGAGGCCACAGGTCGCGCGGTGCTTTCACTCGACGGTGCCGGGCGCATCGAGTTCACTCCCGGCCGCCAGACATTGGCCACGCAGCAATCTGTGCTCGATCCAGATGGCAGCCTGCCCGCAGATGCCCTTGCCACGCGGCTGATGGTCAATGGCGACCTGCAGTTCCTCTCGCAAAGCTACGGCGCACCCTTTGGCGCGCGCGAACAACGGGCAAGGAGGATGGCCGGCGAGGACGGGCTGATCATCGGTGCGCGCGCCGACCTGCGGTTCGAGGCGCTGTGGGGCAACGGCCAGTCGCTGATGTATGCCTTTACCTATGGCCAGCCGGTCAACTGGCCCGATCATCCGTGGTTCCTTGATATCGATGACGGGCTCTTCAACTCCGTCTTCGGGTTCTCAACGCTCGGCTTTGCCACCGACCGGCTGCGCTACCCGATCATCAGCCAGGACCCGGTCGGCGGAGCTGGCGGGATGATCTATCCCGCAGCGCACACGTTGGCGCGCCTCACTGCCGCGCGCGAAGCGGCACCACCGCCGCTCATCGCCAAGTCCATCGGCCAGTCCGGCGAGCAGATCGCCGGGCTCTGGCCATGGGGTGTATTCGAGGCTGACGGTGTCACCCCAAAGCCGGGCCGCAATCCCCAGCACTGGATCAACGTCCGCCGCTGGCATCAAAGCGCCGTGGATGCCGTCACCCGTCTTGGCGGCACCGTCACCATGCCGGTGCACGTCTGGGGACACGGAACCGCCGATGACACCAACCCGCATTACTACGCCGACATGTTGCTTGCGCGCGCCGATCTCGATGCCATCACCACCGAGTTTTTCGGCCCCTTCGGTCAGACAACACCGCCCCTCTGGGTGATGACGCAAAGTGGCGCACGGGTGGACACATCCGCCAACCCATGGCCGGTCAAGATGGACCAGTTGCGCTTTGCCGAGGATCAGCCCGGCGCAATCCTTGCCGCCCCGTTCTCGGCCCCCGATATGACCATCGCGACAGCCGACCAGAACGTACACCCCGACTATGCCTCGACCACGCGCATTGGCGAGCTGATCGGTCATGCCATCGCCGAAGTCCGCGCCGGACGGCGCTGGACCATCGGCAGGCCCGCGATCATCCGGGCGGCAGCCGAGATCATTCTGGATTACGCCGCATGGTTGCGTCCCGGCGAAAGGCTCGTGGTCGCCCCCGACACCTTCTATGGCGGCGTCGGTATCGGTCCCGGCGCGGGGTTCGAGGTGGTGCAGGTGGTCAACACCGGCACCACCGGTGTCGCCCGCTGGGGCGGTCCTGCCGCAAATGTGCTGGGCATCGAGGTCATGCCCACAGGGACAGCCTGCAAGGTCACGCTTGATGCCGCGCCAACCGGTCCGCAAGGGATCGAGATGCGCTACGCTTATCAGACCCAGAACATGAGCGTGGCCGACCCGCTGCACTACGCCCATCGCGGCCTGCTGCGCACCGATTGGGGTGCGCCCTCGGCCATCCTGCCCGGCGCAATGCTGCGCCGCTGGCTTCCGTCCTGGAAAGAGGAGTTTCTGAATTGATCCCGCTCGTCATCCCGGGCCGCGCAATGGCGGCCACCGCACCAATAGACACCCGTGCACGGCTTGGCGCATTCGGGGAGGATTTGATTGCCGTCGCCGCCGTTCACCTTTCCCCGGAACGCCTGCCCGGCGTTGTGGCGGTCGGCGATGCCATCGGGCCGATCGGCACACTCACCGCACGACGCAATACCTGGGGGCGGTTTGCCCGCGTCGATGGCAAGGGCGCGACCCTCGCCAATGTCGATGGCCGCCTCGCAGCCTTGACCACCACCGGAGTGCCATGGACCGATGCCCGCCCCACCGACCCTACATCCTTTGGCATCGGCATGCTCTACAACTTCACCCCCGACGCGCTCGCCAGTTCCCGCGATCACATGGGCAACAACGAGAGCACCGGCAATGCCGTCCCCGCGATCCTCAGCCGCGCGGTCGGCAGCGCCTCCGATCAGATGCTGCGCTGGAAAGGCATCACCAACACCTGGATCACCGCTCAGCCTGCCGACGCCCAGGCCCGGCTGCGCATCACCTCACCCGGCTGGTACATCATCGCCGCCGACGAGGCGGGCGGCAAGTCCGCACTGGCGATCGACCGGCGCGATCCGATCATCGCTCCCACTGACGCCCTCGTGCCAACGCTCTCCTCAATCCGCTTCGGCGGCAGCTCCGATGCCACCCCCGGCCTCGGCGCGGTCGCGGCCTTCCTCGTCTGCGACGGCCCCCTCGTGCAAGACCCAGCCCGGCTTGAGGCTTGGCACCGCTTCTGCCAGGCGGTGCTGGACGACATCCGGGCCTGACCCCATGAGCGAACATCCACAAAACCTGTTGCAGGCGGTCACCGCCGCACTGCGCGAGCACGGGGCCACGGCCGCCGTCACCGGGCTCATCGGTGCCATCCTCGCGCTCGCCGCCGCCACCGTGCGCAAGGCGTTCACCAACGAGGCCCTCCTTGCCCGCGTCGAGCGCGAGCTTGCCGACGAACGCGAGCGCTTTGCCGCGCAGCGCCATGACGACCGCAAGAACGATGCCGCGCGGCTTGACCGCATCGAGCGCGATATCGCCGCCATGCGACGCCTGATGTTCGAGGCCTTGCAGCGCCGCCCCGATCCCTGATCCGCGCCACTTTCGCACCCGATCCCACCACGCACTCACCCGCCCCGCGCACGCCCGCGGCGGGCATCTTCATATCGGAGGACAACATGACAACGAAGAGTACAACAGAATTCTACCGCCATTTTGGGGATTTGCCCGAAGGCATCTGGCACTGGCTGCGCATTCCGAGGTATCCGGTCAGCTGTTCCGACAACATCCGGTCAGTCATTCCGGGGTATCCGGTCACCTGAGGATCGTTGCCGCGTAGGCATGGATTTTGATGT